GCCCCGCCTTCGGAGATCGCCGCGTCATAGGCCACGCGCAGCGCGCGCCGGATGCGCTCATGATCGAGCGCCATGTCGAGGGCCTCGGCGCTGAACGGGATCGGCTGGTCGGCCTCGTCGACCACGCCGCGCCAGTCGGTGATGAGCCGATGGAACATGCTGTCGTCGTGGGTTTCGAGCGCGGTTTCCAGGTCGCGGACCTGGTCGGAGGCGGCAACCTTGTCGTCGGCCGTGGCCATGGCTTCAATCGCCTCGAGCAACTGCCTTGCGAGCTGATCGCGCTCCTCGGCGTAGATGCGCATCTCGGCCTTGCCGACAATGAGGAAGCGGGCTTCGAAGCCAAATTCGGTGATGACGCCCGGCCGGTCCGGATCGGGCTGCAGCACGGTGACGGGCCACCAGGCGGCAAGACGTGAAACGAGCTTGAACATGATTTGAAGATCCTTCGAAACCTGTTTGAGAAACCTATTTGACGGTGATCGTGAACTCGTCGTTGCCGGCGGTCGGCAGGTACATCACCGGCAGCTGGTTGCCGATGATCTTCTGGTTTTCTGTGTAGGTCGGCCGGCCGATCTGCACGCGGCCTGCGGCGAACGCGACGATGTTGCCGGCCGCAACGCCATGCTGCGCCGCCATGGCGCCGGTGGTGTGCGCCTGGGCAAGGGCAAACCAGTTGATGGTTGCCAGTGCCACGGCTTCCATCGTGGCCTGCCCGGTCATCATCCGATCGACCTGCTTGACGCTCTCGTCATTGATCAGCAGGCGCGGCTGGATGTCATTGGCGAGGTCCATCGAGAAGCCTTCGGTCGCGCCGGCATAGCCGTGCAGGCTGAAGGTCGTGTTGGCCTTCGAGACCGGAACCGGCTTGATGAACTTCGTCAGGTCAACGGTTGGCATGGCCTGATCGGTGATCGTGCCCAGCAGACCGGTGAAGGTGAAACTGAAGCGCGGGATCTGGGACGGCTGCATGTTCAGGGTGAACGTACCGCGCGCGCCGAGGAGGACGTGCCGGATACCGTCCATCACGTAGTAGATCGACGCGGATTCATGCCCGCTGGAAACCGGGTTATAGACCACCTGGGTTGCGGCCGTGACGACTTCCGCCATGCCGCACGCCCGCAACAATGCCCCATAGGCCGGCACGGTACCGGCAGCGCCCGCACCAGCAATCTCGACGTCGAACGCCACGCGACCGTAATTGCCGGTCAGGATGACACCCTGATGGCCCATGTAAGGGAACATCAGATCACGACTGACGTCCTGGCCGAGCAGCGGTTCCGGCCGGAAATTGTTGACCTGCATGCCGTTGGCCGCACCGGTCGGCACGGCATCGGTGCCAGAGGTGGTTTCCAGCTTGACCAGGATCGCCTTGTTCCGCGCATATTTCGACATCAGCTCTTCCTCTTGCCGGTGCTGCCGGCGTCGTTGGTTGTGGGCGTTTCCGAGACCTCGGCTGCCGCAGGCTCAGCCCCGGCTTTGGTGTCCTGCACCAGCGCATCGGGGGACTCGATGCGCACGAGGGTCCCGTCATCGTTGCGGCGGTAGGCACCGCCAGTTTGGGGCATGTCGTTCATCTCTGACTCTCCAGGTAAGTGGCGGTACCGAACACGTCTTCGAACCAGACCATGCCGTCGCGGGCCTTCTGGATCTGGCCGCTGATGTGCTCGAACGGATCTGCAGTGTCGGCCGGCTGAAATCCGAGCAGCGCCTGGCGCGTCCAGGCCTTGAGCGTCTCGATATCTCGCGATGCCTCTTCCGCGCCGCCGGCATTTTCGGTGATGATGACGACCGAGACATCGACCTGCATGCGTTGCAGGACGGGCCCCGTCAGGCGCTGGTTTTCGCTGCTGGCCTCGGAATTGATGAACACGTAGGCAGCGGGTACGGCGGGGGGACGATCCTTCACCTGAGCCAGTTCATTAGCCCCTTCGACAAGGACGAATGGCGTACCGGCGCTCTTGAGGGCGTTGCGAACCGAAAGCACGATCATTGCAGCCCGTCTCCGATATGATCGGCGATGATCTCAGCAATTGCGGCGCGATCATCGTCATTGAAACCAAGGTAAGGACGCGCCGGCATGTCGATCACATGCGCCTTGATCGTCACATCGCGGGCGAAGTTCGATCGTGCTTTGGACCGGAAACGCTGGTCGAATGTGTCCGTCTTCGCGTTGTAGTTCTGATAGATCGTCGCGGTTCGCGCCGTCTTCTCGATCGGACCACCAAACTGATGAATGGCCGCATAAACCACGTTGGTCCCAACAACGGCGCTGGTGGCATCGGATGATGTCTGAAGGGACTCGTACAGCCGCAGTCGATCGCGCAGGATATGATTGAAGCCACGTTTGCTGCGTCCGCGTCGAACTGCGGCCGTCCTGGGTGACAGCTGTTTCCATTGCTGACCATCGGGCGCAGTCTCTGTCTCGAACCGGCGCTGTGTCGAGAACAGAAGGTGCCCGGCAATGGCGTCCATGATCTCGGCGGAGTTCTGGCTGTTGACGACAAGCCGGTTGAGCGCAGGATCCAGTTCATCGCGGATTTCCAAGGATGCACCGGTCATGTCAGTAGCCTCTCAGCGTTTCCCGCGAGAAAATGCGGTCTGGTGAGACGAACTGCACATCGGTGCCACCGGCCTGCGGCGGAGCAGCTCCGGTGTCCTCCACCAGGCGGACCTGGCCCTTCGCCACATCGCGAAGCAGTGCCAATGCCTGGTCGTATGCACGCTGGATCGGGCTGTCTTTCTCGACTCCGCGGGCGTGCAGGTAATAGCGAGCCACATCGCAGGCGGCTTTGACCACCGACGGCGGTACGCTTTCAAGCGGCAGCGCATAAGCCTTCCCGATGTAGCCGTCCAGGAACGCTGCCGCATCGGTAATGGCCCGGTTGACGACGGTGTCGTCGATCACCGAAGCGGGACGGTTTGTACGATCGGTCAGCTGGGTCAACTCCAGCTCACCAAATCGATCGACCAGATCCTGTTTCGTGCAATAGACCATCGCTACTCTCTTCAGCTTGCGCCACTGTTGCGGGCGGTACCGTCAGGCTTCTCATTCCGCCCGGGGGCTTCGGGGCATTCTCCGCTTTTGCGGCTTGTCCTCTCGTGGCTCTCCCCGCAGGTATTCAGTCGTTATCGTCGGGGCGCTCGATGACTTCCGCCACCAGCATCGGCTCCGAAAGAAGACGCTCGATCTGATCCGGCGACAGCACAGCGACCTCGTGAAAAGCGGCTTCCCGCATGTGCACGAGGCCGGCACGCCGGAACCCGTCCTGCCGCGACACGATCTTGAGCACGGGCGCCTGGCGCCCAACGAACGGCTGCATCGCCTGATAGGTCAGCGGGTAACGCGCGGCGAAATCCTCCTCGGAGAGCTGCGACGAGGTGACGCCGGCGGCAAAGGTCGGATCGGCAGATTTCGATCTGGGAGGCATGAGGTTCTGTCCTTTCGGTTCCTGGCGGAAGCGCCGGCAATCCGACGTTTCTGGCAGGAACCGCCGGCTGACGGCCGGCGGTCTGACGCGTGGCATGCTTGCCAATCAGGCAAGCCAGGGGCAGACGAGAACTTCGGCGGTGTTGTACCACTTGTTCGTGCCGCCATTGGTGGTGAGCTGGTTGCCGACGATTTCCCGAGCAGCGCCCTCAAGCGACGGCGGGACGACGAGCAGACGCGGACTGATCGCCAGCGGGTTGCCGTAGTCGGCCTTCAGGCTGGACAGGCCGACGCGCGCGGTTTCGTAGGTCGTCGCGCTCAGCGTCTGCTTGGAGCCCCAGGCCATCTGCCAGAACCCGAAACCGACCTGGCACCGGCCGTCCAGCCCGTAGATGTATTCCTTCTTGAAGAAGACGTTGTCGTCGGTCTCCTGATCCTTGCGGATCAGGTTCGAGAACGGTTTGCGCTCCTGGTAGATCAGCGGCTTCAGGGCGCGGCTGTCATCCACCAGGAACCAAGGCGCGCCGCTGCCACCGTCGGTGTTGGCGACGGAAGTGACAGCGCCGCTTGCATCGATCACCGGATGATCCGTGTCGAAGAAATACTGTCCGTCGTAGCAGTTGGTGGAGAAGCCGTTCTTCAGCAGCCCCCAGACAAGCTGATCCGGGAACATCGCTGCATTCTGGCCGAGCTGCTGGAACATCGGGCTGTAGATGCCGAGATTGTCATCTTCGAAATCGTCGCGATCGACGGCGATCGTCGTCTCATAGGACTTGTTCGTCAGCGAATAGCCGTGACGCGCAAGCCCGTTGACGACGCGATCACCGACCCATTCACGCATGCCCGGGAACTGGCCAAGCCAGCCATATTCCTGCGTCTTGGTGGTGGAGGTGATGCGGGTTGCAATCCGCGACCAGAGCGGCGATGCCATCGCAAGGCCGGCCTGGAAGGAAGCATTGAAGCCGACATAGGCCGACTGGAGTGTCTGACGGTTGATCTGCATGGACGGCCCCTTAGGAGATCTTCACCCACACGCCCTGTGCATCGACATCGAAAATCTTGCCGGCGACGGGACGAGCGGAGGAGTTGGAGGTTTTCGCGACCGTCTGATCGTCAACGACATAAGCGTCGTTTCCGATGTCGGCCAACGTGATGAGGTCGGATGAGGCGGAGTTGGCATACCGGAAGATGCCAGTCTTGACGTCCGCGTTCACAGCACCGTCGGCGCCGGTGTTGGCGACAAGGCGCTCGTTGCGGCCAACCACCTTGAGCGTACTTACAGCCGACGCCGGAACCAGCAGTCCGGAGACGTTGAGCGCAACCATGGCGCCGGCATAAAGCGTGGTCGTTCCCTTGACGGGAAACGTCCTGTTGAGGCCGGAGCGTTCCGGCGTATTGCGATCGGCGGCAAGCGCGGTCATGCTGCACCCTTCTTGGACTTGAGGAATTCATCGCGAGACAGGCCGAGCTGGCGCATGACCGAGAGGTCAGAGTCGGAGAGATCGGAACCGTCACCGCTGGGATGGCTGGGGACAGCCGATACCCGCTGGGCTGCCGTCAGGACGGGAGCCTGCCCCAGGAAACTCTGGAAGGCGGCGGGATTGCTCTTGTGGAGCGAAATACCCCAGTCCTTCAGAGCCGGGGCAAGCTGGCCACCACGAATGGCTTCATTGACGGCCGTCTCTGCTTCCTTGTCGACGTCCCTGACCTGCAGGAGCCGGAGATCGGCCTGCATGGCACTGACCTGCTCGATCGGCACATAGCGCGCCGGATCAGGAGCAGCCGTCGCAACCGCGGCCCGCATCGCGGACACGAGTTCATCGCCAGCCGCCGCGGGCTTTCCGACGATCTGCGCCAATGCCGCACGATCGGCAAAAGCGGAATTGACCGCAGCGAGGATTTCTTCGGACTTGGCGTCCTTCGTCAGTCCGGCAGCGGCGGCGATCGCCGTCGAGCTGGTCAGCAGCGAATTGATGGCAATCAGCGCATCATTCTCGCTGGCGCCCTCGGCAAGACCGAGCGCGGCAAGCACCTGTTTCATGGGTAAGTCTCCGGTTGAGGCTTGCTGGAAAAATGAGTGGGCCGCGACCTCGGGGATATCGAGGTTCGGGAAGTTGGTCAGACTGACCATCATCATGGCGAGGACAGTGCCGTCCTGCGCATGGGCATAGACAGGTGACAGATAGCGGTATTCGCGAGCGTTGATCGCGGATGCCGCATTGGCTGTCCATTCGACCAGGCCGTAGAGGCCGTCGTCGCGCGCCTCGATCTGCTTGATCCACCCAGCGGCCGGCGCCGGCTGTCCGTTTTTCTGCGCGTTGATTGTCTGGTGCTCGTAATCGACCACCATTTCGGTGGCGCCATAGATTTTCCGGGTCTGGGCGGCGATGCGTTCCAGGGAAGCACGGTCGCCGGCATGGTAGGGACCGCGGCCATCGCGACCCGAAAACGTGCCGGCCGGCAACAGCATGATCCAACGGCCGGCATCGCCGTCAGCGGACACATCAGCATCCGGCCCTCCCACGCTGATGGCATGAGCGGCAACGAGACCCGAAAAGAGATTTGAGACGCCAGTTTTCATGCGGCGAGATTGCCCCGGGCGACACCCGGGAAACAGCCACAAGGGTTTGTGGTTACGTCGAGATGGCGGCCTCGACGACGCCAATGTCATAGCACGACCGCAGCCGGAGGCAATGTCGCGCCGTTAAAGTAGTTTTAAACGCCATACACGCGGTTCAACGCTTCGGACTGACCATCCGAGCGCCCGACCTTCTCTCGCACGCCAGCGAGCCTCTCCGCAACACACGTCATCCCGGCTGCCTCAACAGGGCGAGCAAGTCGGCTCGCTTCTCCTCGCTGGCCTTCTCGGCAACAAGATTGGCTCCTGCCTTGCCTGGATTATAGTCCCAGCCGGGGTCGATGCCACGGGGGATCGATCTTACCTCTCCCGTCCTTTTGTTCGTCCACGTCACGAAATCATTCGGAGGTGGATCGAACTTCAATTGGCTGCGCATGCGCTGAACGTCGCGATCCGACAGGCTCTGCAGCGTGCATCTGCAGTTCCATCCACACGGCGGCGCCCACAGATCCCAGTAAGGATGGTCGACGGGCAGACACAGGTTATGACGAAGCCTGTGCTCCGGCCTGGTGCGGTCATCCAGCACGCACACATACCGCAGCCAGGGCCGATCGTGCTTCCTGCGTTCAAAGCTGGACCAATGGCCTGCCGCATAGGACACGCGCATGTTGACGTTGAAGATAAATGCCAGCCTGCTGGCGGAGCCAAGCTGCACGGGCCTCTGCAATCCCGTCGCCGGATCTTCCACGAGCTTGCGTCCCCACCATCCTTTCGCCTGGAGGAGCGGGGTCAGTTCGGATGCGAAATCGCGGGATGTACGCCCTTCCGCAAGAGCCTTTAAAAGTCCCTCGAAGATATCACTCAGGATATCGTAGCCAGCTGATTTGGCGACAGTGCCGGCACGCGCCTGTTCGTCTGCATAGACGTCTCGCCAGGAGAAGCTCTGTTCCAGAGACTGCGATCGCGCAAAAAGAGCCTTGATGGCGTCTTCAGGCTTCAGAGGCTTCAGCTCGACGGCCATCAAAGAGCCTCGTCGGCTTCGCCCGCCAGGCGCGCGGCAAATGATGCCCTGGCGAGGATCTCAGCCAGCTTGTTGACGCCGATCGTCTCGATGCGCCGCGCAAGTATCGCCTGGGCATCGTCGACATTCGTTGCCGTCTTCAGCTCATCTTCCAGCCCGGCGACAATGGGATCGACCATTGTTTCCCAGTCACCGCCGATGATGGCGGAAACTGCTTCGTCGATCGAATCGGTATTTTGCCCGAGCTGGGCAGAGTGCATCGCGATCTGTGGTCGTCCAGGATTGTCGGGCGCGGTACCCGGCGCGCCTGGTACGCTCGGCGAGGACAGAGCGGCTGGCATCAGCAACTCCTCCTCGGGATCCGGATCCGGCAGCCCGATCCTGTCGCGCATTGTCGACATGCCAACCTTCAGGCCAAGTGGCACGAGTTTGGCCACATTGTCGACGAGCTTTCCCACATCGACCTCGTCCGGACGGCCGATCTTGATCTTTGGATAGATTTTGCGCGGCCCCATATTGAGCGAGACCAGCGGAATGATCAGATCCCGACGAATGGAGGCTGCAAGCTGTTTGGCATCGGCGCGCTCAATGTCTTCGCGCACCCCGTCGTGTACCTTGCCGACCGCATAACCGCCCGCCTGGGCGTCGGTCGTCGCGGTCTGCCCCAGCACGAGCTTGGAAACTTGTCGATCGAGCCAGTCGGCACGCCGCTCGTAGAGATCGAGGCTGCCGGAAAGAGAGGCCTGCACGAATTCGATTACCATCGATTCCGGGATGATCGCTCCGTAGTCAGACGCAATGCCGGACACAGCTCGCAGCAGAATGGCTTTTTCTTCCGGCGATGCATTGTCGCCATGCTTCCCGACTCGGATAGGCTGGCCATAGGCTTCGCAGAAGACGGCCCAATCAGAAGCCGTGAAGGTCTTGAATAAATATGCCCATGCTGCGGACCGCGCCAGGCCGCCGCGGATCGTAAGACCTGATTTCACCTTCGCCCGATGAATGATCCACTTCGCGGGCCAGAGATCCTCGTCTCCACCGATACCCTTAAGCTTCAGCGTCTCGCGGTCGGTCCTGTCGAAGTTGAACCACCGCGGATCGCGCCACTTCAAGGCGCTCGGCATCCATTGACCTTCCGAAGTGTCCCACATGATCTCGGTGGCGCTGAAACCCTTGCCGATTGCGTCCAGGATGTCGAACAGTTCGTCTTCAAACTCGTCGCGGGTGATGACGTCACGGACCAGATCTGCTGCCCGAACATCATCGGGGTCGTCACTGGCGGCTTCGACGGTAACGTCCAGTCCGGACACCTGGCGCTTTCTGACGCCGAGGACGCCGGCGTAATGTTCGTTGCGCTCTTCCATATCCTCGGCGAGTTCCAGATAGCGCTCCGGATCACCGTCGATCGCCTCTCGCAGGATCCGTGCGAGTTTCGGTGGGGTCAGTCCTGGAGCCTGATGATTTCCCTCTGGCCTGCGCACGCCAGCCATCGTCGGCGCCGCCTGTTCCTGCTTCATGGCCGCCTTCTGGATCGGGCGACCGAACTGGTCGAGCAACTGAACCATCAGTAGCCTCCTCGTCTGTGTTTCAAGGCAGACATCCGGAATGCCTGTTCGTCGTCAGTCTGCCGCTCCGCGAATTTCCCGGCATGCGCCGGCGCCGGCTCATAGGAGTACGTTCTGGCCTGACCGTTTGCCGCCTCCAATGCAAGCGCAAGCGCCCAGAACCGGTCAGCGTGCCCGTCCGGTGTCCGCTCGGCGGTGAACCGGATATTGCCTGCAGCCGTCACCTGCTTCGTGACTGAGCGTAGATCGGCCCGAATATGCTTGTCGTAGGGAATACGGACCCGACGCTCTTCCATGTGTGAACGGACGGGGTAGGCCAACGCCTCCTTCACCTTGGGCGTGAAGGTGACCGCCTCGACCCGGTTGGCACCGAATTTCGCCTGCGCATCGTCCGCCCAGCCGATGCCAAGGCCGGTTGCGTCGAAATTCGTCCGGACGCAACGTGCGATCCATGGCCACAGAACCTTTTCCTGGTCAGGCTTGGACATGTTCTGAAGCGTCTCGACATGGCGGGTGTAAAGGACGTCGCCAAGTTTTTCGACCACCCAGAGAACCGTCAGGTCCTTCTTGCGGCCGATATCTATGCCCGCGTAAAGCTGACGGCCCTCGACCAGACGCCAGTCGATGTCGGCGCCATATTCGCAGCTGGCAATCAGGTCGTATTCCAGGAACGCGGCATCGTCGTCGGCCGGCTGGCACATGTACTCCTGAAGGAAGCTTTCCTCGTCGGCGCAGCCGCTCTTCACCCAGTCGAAATACTGCGCCTCCGTCATCTCCTGCCGCTCGTCGTCTTCCGGCAGGGACTGCTGCAGCTTGTAGAGAAAGCCGTCGTTTAAAGCGTCTTCCAAGGTCACGCGATGCAGGCTGATTTTCTTGGGATTACCCCCCTCCCGATACTCGCGCACGAGCATGTTGAAGAAGTTCTTTGAGCCGCGATGGGTGGAGATCACCTCCATCGAGCCGCCCCAGGTGATGCCGGGATAGGCAATGGACCAGAGTTTGCGCGGGTCCGGATGAAGCGCGAATTCGTCAAGGACACGGCCGCCGCGCTTGCCGGCCTGTGCATCCGGGTTCGAACTCATCGAATGGATGCGCTTGTTGTTGGCAAAGCGCAGGACATAGGCGCTGTGCTTGCCGTCCGGATCGAGCGCCACTTCGCCCATGTCGCGGGCGGCAAGGTCGAGATTGCCGGACCACAGCTTGCAGTCTTCGAGGAAGAGGCGCGCCTGGATGTCGTCGCGCGATGACACCCATTGATCATGCCGGGCCGAGGCAAGCGAGGTGCGCGAGACGGTGGCATAGGCTGTCGACCAGGACAGCCCGATCTGGCGGCCTTTCTCCATCAGCTTCAGGCGCGAATTGTCGGTGATCCACCGGCCCTGGTAGGGCAGGAAGATCGC